ATCAAGATAACCGCTAGTATACCCAAACGATCTTGGACTGGCTCGCATGATAAACTGAAACGCTGGATCGCAATCTGCACGATAGTTCATAGTTTGTGGTCCATATGGTTCCGTACCTGTAAAACCAGACGCTACAGGATTTTGGTCAGCCGTAGCATAAGTGTTGTCAGCAGTACCATAAGGGCCAGTTACTGGCCCTAATGGTAATATAGTCAATACTCTGTCATTTTCTACTACACGGCTTGTGCCTACGTCCTGTAGTGGGGCAGGTTTATATTCACGTACTTGTAAACTTACTGGATTTTTGCCTACTAATTTATCAACACCATCAACTGTCATGTTCCATAAATTTTCTACTGTGGCTTTAGGGATACGCAAAGCAGCACTTTTCATACTGTATGATGGATTCGATACAAATAATATTGTGCCGGTACTATTAACATTAGGTGGACCGTCATTTGCTTGTTCTATGCCCTCTGGGGGTGCAGGCTGATCGAACTTATTTGACTTAACACCATTTTCTTCAAAGACGCCATATGTAGGTACTATATAAAGTTTGCTACGATCATAACCTGCTTTAGGAACAATACGTTTCGCTTCCTCAAGTTGAGCATTGTTAATTTCAATATTTCTATTGTATGTAGCAAGTATATCTTTTAGGTTTTGTCCTGTATCTAATCTCCAGTAAGTAGAATCAGGAGGGCTTGTATTTGCCGGTACATCAGTAATACTAATATAATTTTTATCGCCAAAACTTACAACATAACCAGCAGCATATGTTTTAGTTTTATCCCAATCTCCTAAATAATTATCTTGATTAATTGGTTCTTTAAGTATGTTACTAAATTCTTCACTGTCTACTAATGGTTCACATTTAATACGCCATAGATGTGGATACCATGTTTGACTAAACCCTTCACTAGCAAAATTAGAATCTGTAATTTGATAAAAACGTTTAAGTGCTACTGGTATAGTTTCTTTCAAAGGATTATAGTCTAATAAATGTGGCAACTCAAGAACATCGCCCACCATTAACTTTCTACCAACGATATCGATCATATCGTTATAGTGAACGGTGATGAATATAATGTCATTATTCAAGAATAAGCCAAACTGGCTTAGATCGAAGTCTAAGTTTTGAACACTATAATGACCACGTAATCTATAAATGTTTGGATCATATTTACGATCACGATTTTCTAAAAACAATAAATCTTGTATCTGATTTGGATCAGTTGTCAGGTATTGGGGTTGAGTATAATCAACACTAGGTGTCTGTGCATCTGGGCCTAGATACTTATGAATATATAAGTCAGTGCCACCAACTGTCAACATTTCGGATATTGTTGTATCCATAAATTTGTAGTCGTTTTGTTTGGTAGGGCTATATAAGGACAGTTTAGGCATATAGTATTTAGTTTAAAATCAATGGCTTACATAGACTTGACTCTATTTAAATAAGGCTTTATAATAGTAGGGTTGAAGTATAATTACGGAGTTTTTCATGGTTAAGTCAAAATCAGAAATTAAAGAGTTGCACCCACGCGACACTGACGCAAAGTACATTGGGCCCGAACCCACATTCGACTATGCAGCGGTTAGCACTACGTGGGAACTCGCCAAAGCATTTAATTGGTATAATCACTTTTATGATAATAAGGACGCTAAGGAATTTCTTGCCCAATATCTAGATGTTGTGGGCAAGCAACAAGTTGCGAAAACGCTACGCCGCGTCAATGATCGTCATGTCAAGCCCACTTATGGTTGGCTTGCACGATGCATTGTCAGGGGCAGCGTAGTAGATAATGATACTCTGTCTAAGTTGCAATCTGAGATTGATCGTCTTGTGTCACTCACTCAGCCCGATGACACTACAGACGTTCCTGTTGTGGGTAATCGCCCCAATGTGCAGGAGATCATGCGTGAGCGTACTCTGAATCTTGGCGGCGAACTTGAAGGCTTGTGGGACGAGTATATAAAAAATGGTGCTGGTAAAGATGGTATCAAGGCAATTGAAGTGTTGTCACAAAGCAACATATTACCGCAGCACGTTCCTATTCTTATTGAAGCCTGGCAAACTAAACTTGATGAGTACAACGAAGTTGCATCGGGTAAAGATGAACAGTTAAACGAGGCGTATGAGCGTTTCGGTAAGATTCAGTTACGTAACATCATAGGCAGTATTGAGACTGTAATTGCCGATCTTAACGCATATGTTGGTATGAAGAAAGCAGGCAAGAAGCCCCGTGCTAAAAAGACAGTGCCTGTTGAGAAAATTGTCAGACGTTTGAAGTATCTCAAATCTCTCAAACTTGAAAAATTAGAACTTACAAGTATTAGCCCAACTAAACTGCATGGCTGTAGTGAGGCATGGGTATACGATACTAAGAAGCGTAAACTGCATCATTATGTTGCTGATGAGTATACCAAAAGTCTTAGTGTCAAGAGTAATACTCTGATTGGTTTCTGTACTAAGGAATCGCAGATCAAAACTCTACGCAAGCCTGAAGAGCAAATTAAAGTTATTATGGGTAGCAAGCCTGCTGCGCGTAAATTCTTTGATAGCATTAAGGCAGTAGCAGCAAAGCCTAATGGTCGCTTTAATGCTAACATGATTATATTGAGGGCATTCTAATGGATAATAAATATGAATTTGATCCTATCAAATCAAGAATGGGAACACTAATGCAAATTATAGATACAGCTATACTATCTACCAATGATCGTAACGATCACTTGATGCTAGCGTGTGCTATGCTGCAACGCACAAGAGAAATTTTTGACTATACATTAGGCGAGAGTGGACGTAAAACGATGTTTAAGGATTTAGTATGAGTAACCAAATTGATTTAAAAAAATATCAAGAGTTTGTAAAGGCTGTTACTAGCAAAGAAAGTAATGATCTTACAGAGTTTATGAATCGTTTGGACCAGTTAGATGCGAATTATGAATCATATGGTCCAGATGGCGAGTATATGCATGGGCCAATGGCTAATGTACCTTTATTACTTACAGGCGCTATAGGATTGAATAGTGAAGCCGGCGAGTTAATCGAGATCGTAAAAAAGATACTATTTCAAGGTAAACCACTAAGCCAAGAAAACGTCTTTCATATGAAACGCGAATTGGGAGATATTATGTGGTACTGGATTAGTACTTGTCGCGCACTTGAGTTAGATCCAAATGATGTAATTGCGGAGAATGTACGTAAACTTGAAGCACGATACCCTGGCGGCAAGTTTGATGTATATCAAAGTGAACATAGGAAGATTGAAGATATATAAAAAGTGCAAACAAAATTTACATTTGCAAGTTTAGGCTGTTCCCATAGTAGTTATTATGCTGGTACACCCTGGCCTATTATGCTTTCACAAAAATTGAATTGTGAACTAAAAATGGCATATAGTGCAGGTGCTGGGAACGAAATGAATGTAACAAAATTAAATCAACTACTAGTAAACAATAAATTAGATTTAGTAATAGTTCAGTTAACAAGCGCCGGCAGATTAACTTTGGGACTAAATTCTGAAAGTTTTAATTTTTATGAACCTATATCATCAGACAAAGACCTTACAGGCACTCATAATGTTAATAACGTAACTTATTATACTTTCAATCATACTAGTAATTTAGAAAACCTTAAAAGACATCTTAATAAATCATATCATAGTGATGTTGACGATTTGATTATTAATCACATAATTACAAGCGAATATAATTTATATCATAAAATTGTACATACCATTTGCGCCATGGAAAATTTGGCTAGAATGTATGGTATTCCAATTGTTTTCTTTAGTTGGTGTGATGATATAGAAAAAATTATGAAAGAAAACAATTATGCTACTGTGTATAATAACTTGAATTTTATACCAGGAACTGCTGAAGGTTTTTTCCATGAGAAAAAGATTGAAAGAGTAAAGACAGGACCCGCTGCTGGACATTATGATACCACAGCACATACAAGTCTTGCATTTGAGTATATTTTACCATATCTCATATCACACAATTTTATACAATATCAAGCATCAGATATAGTTTAACTTATACATAAACTTCCGATAAATAGTTTATTATCGGGAAGTTTTATGGCTAACGATCCACTAGCAACACCTACAAATGCTACTTTAGAAGAAGCAAAACAAGGTTTATTCAATAATCTACGCTTGCGTTTAGGTGGTGATATAATTGATCTAGAATTAGATCCGCAACACTATGAGGCTGCATATAACTACACTATTAAATTATATCGTCAGGCAGCACAAAATGCTAATATAGAGTCTTATACTTTACTTACAATTATTAAAAATATTGATACCTATACTCTTCCTGCAGAATTTATAAATGTACGTGCAATATTTCGTAGAACAGTAGGTCTTGAAACAGGACCAAGTAGCACAAGTTTTGATCCATTTTCAAGTGCTATATTAAACACTTATCTATTAAACTATAACTACACAGGTGGTATGGCTACATACGACTTTTATGCAGGCTATGTTGAATTAGCAGCACGTATGTTCGGTGGCTATGTTACATACACATTTAATCCAGTAACAAAAGTGTTGAAAATGGTACGTGACTTTAAAGGTACAGGTGAGCGTGTACTTATTTGGGCAGATGTTCAGCGACCAGAATTAGAATTATTACTAGATCCCGG